TATCAGTCTTGCCACATCCTGCACAAGCAGGGAAGATATTTCATCGTGCATTTTAAGGAGCTGTTTGCATTAGATGGAAAACATGCTAACCTTACTGTGAATGATGTTCAGAGACGTAACCGTATCACCAGACTTCTGGCCGACTGGGGGCTCATTACCATTGTTAAAGAGGACTCTGTAATGGATATTGCTCCTCTGAACCAGATCAAAGTGCTGGCCTACAAAGATAAATCTGAGTGGGTGCTAGAGCAAAAATATAATATTGGGAAAAAGGGAAAGACCCAAGAAGGTGAATGAAAATAGTTGAGCGTCATCGTTATAGAGATAAGCGGATATTTCAAACCAGAACACTGACTTTTGAACCTTATCCCATGACTGATATTGAATTGGTCGTGGGATCCATTGCTAGTAACCTAAAACCAGAAATGGTTACTAAAAAATATCTTGCAGAGAATGCAACCAATCCAATGTTTGGACACTGCTATCATTCCTCACAAGCTCTGTTCTACCTTATGGACACGGATGTTCTTGAGCAGAGAACTGCAATTGATTATCACGATTGCTCACATTGGTGGTTAGTTGACAAAACTACAGAAAAGATATACGATATTACTGCTGATCAATATTATTCAGTCAATCAACTCCCACCATATCCTGGAAAGAAAAAACCATGGTATGGTTGGAAGCAAAGACCTCACCAAAGGACATTAGATCTAATGGTTCTGGTTCTTGGAGACAGACTTGTAGAGGATACCGTACAAGACTTGACAGATGATGAAAATTCCTCTACTATATAAAAAGGCGATTAGCCAAGTAGTTTAAATTTTAAATATGGAAAAACCTGATTCAATTGTCCGTGTGAACACGGATGTTTTGGTTGGAATATCATCTTACGATGCTTATGTTTATGAGTATCTTAATGTAGACAACGGTAAGAAATATGTTGGATCTCACCTAGGAGAATTTGGTGATGGATACTGGCATAGTTCTACAAACATAGAATTTATTGATTTATTCTCTGGAATGAGTCCAATGTTCGAGTACAAAATACTCGCTGTTGGAACTTATGCAGAGATGCAAAATTATGAGTCTAAAATACACAAAGACAATAATGTTGTAAAAAACCCAATGTATTATAACTTGGGCGTGGCTCCTTCTGCTTATAAGGTTCCTGTAAGACAGAATGTGATAAAAGATTTTGTCTTACAAAAAATTGAGGCAGGAGATTTTAATGTTAGTGAACTTTGGAATAAATCAACTTTACTTGAAAGGGGTGATGATTCTCCGGTAAGTGCATTGCAAGTTAGGTATGAAGATAATCCTAAAGTTATTGAAATTAGAAATCGTATTAGTGCAAAGGGAGATACATCAAAATGCGGTCGTATTTTGATGGTTGAATTGGGTGGTGGAAAATATTTAATTATCAATGGCAATAGCACACTGTTAGCAGTTGAACCTCTGGATTTTGTTACTAAATTAAGAGTTGCCATAATTCCAAAATCGTTCATTGATCAACATGATATCAATGAGAGTGAATTGAGGTATATTGGTCAGTTGATGAATCCAGAACAGGAAATTGTCACAACACCAACAAGTGAATCTGATTTGATTAAGACCTTACAGCAGTTTTATGTTGAGAGTGGTAAAAAGATTAAGTTCAATAGTGTTTTCAATTTAAATTATATTTACAGTATCTTGAATTGTTCTCCTCAAAAAGCGGGAGCTATTGCTAGAAAAGCAAAAAAAGAATATCATGAGAATGTAAAATTAAAATCTGGATCAAAGGTAATTGATTACCATAGTGAAAGAAATCCCAAAAATCACAAAAAGGTTCTTGATTATGTTGAACAACTGAAAAAGAAAAAGGAAGGAGCGGTTGTTATCCATGGTGGAACTGGTGCTCCTAAAGCCCTTGCGATTGGAGCGTTAGATGCTTTTGTAAAAAATCCAAACGCTCATGAATTTATTTTCGTTATTCATCATGACACTGATGAAAACTATAGACAATGGGAAACCAAACATCGTACAGTATTCCATGATAGAGTTGGTGGTATGATGAGACTATCTCAACCCATTGACGGAGTTCTAGATGAAAATGGAATAGAAAGAGATGGTGTAGTGAGAACTTATAGAATCATTCAAATGGAACATGAAGAATCTGATATCTCATAAATAATCTCGCGATCTTTCGTGCGGTCGCTTCAAAAGTCGGAACTTACAAGAGGTGTGGTTTACCCCATACCTCTTTTTTGTGTCTTGTGTTATAAATATATCGGATGCCTTCGGGGTCCACACAATCTAATCTCGCTTTAAAAAGGAGTAGTACAATGACTAACCTCACACGCTTTACGGCGTCAGATCTTCCTGAGCTATTGGATAAGATCTCCAAAAATAGTATTGGTATGAATGAGTACCTAAATAGGGTGTTCGACTTACACGAAACAACGTCGAATTATCCCCCTTATAATCTGGTTCAAGTCAGCAACGTAGAATCAAGACTTGAATTAGCACTTGCAGGTTTTAGAAAAGCAGAAGTAAATGTCTACACACAAGACGGAAAACTCTTCATCGAAGGACAGAAAGAAGACAAAGAAACAGGAACAAACTACATCCATCGAGGAATGGCTCAACGCTCATTCACAAGATCTTGGACATTGGCAGAGGATACGGAAGTTAGATCAGTTGAATTTGAGGATGGGTTACTATCGATAACTCTTGGTAGAATTGTTCCTGACTACCACAAGAGAAAGGACTGGTTCTAAATAGAATTGAATATCGTCGCCGCGAGGGGCAACTGGCAAAATCCAGTTGACGCCCCTCTTTTTTCTTGATAGAATAGAGGAAAATACAAATCTTATGACTAAAAAGCAATTTGTAAGTAGTAAGGGTGAAACATGGGAGTGGGAAGAAACCCCTGAAACAGTAGCAGCACTGAAAGCGTTGCATGAAACTGAGAAGAGAAATGCAACTGAACGTCTTCATGAAGACATTCGCGAACTGGAACTGAAAGCACCTGATTATGGAGTTGGTAAATGACGATTAAACTTATGATCTTGAAGTCTGGAGAAGAAATTATCTCCGATATTAATGAGATGGCAGTCGGTGAAGAAGATGATCAAAAAGTAATTGGTTATTTTCTCCGTAGACCATGTTTGGTCAAGATGAAAAACCCTGGAGTTATCGATCAGGAAAAAAATAAAACCAAAGCAGGTTTTGAAGTTTCTTTAATTCCTTGGATTGCTCTTTCTGAAGAGGAAGTTATTCCAATTCCTGCTGATTGGTTGGTAACTATGGTTACTCCAGTCGAACAATTAAAAAAAATGTACATTGAGGATGTTTTAAGTTATGGCCAAGACAATCAAAGCGATTCTACTGATGAACAATCAGACCCTGGTGAGTCAGATTGATGAAGTTCCAGCAGCAGTTCCTGGAGAACCAGACTGTAAACTGACCAAACCTTTCGTCCTAACTAGTGATGGGATGCTAGAGTCGTGGTTGATGACTGCTACACGGGATGAAGAATTTATGATTAGTTCTGATAAGATTATGACTCTTGTCGATCCAACACCAACGCTAGTAGAAAAATACGAGGACCTAACAAAATAATGGCACTATCTAAACAAACTCTGGATCACCTGTGTGATGCAGAATCTCATCTTCGGGCAGCAATTAAATCTGCCGCAGTAAATGAAAAGGCCATGGTTGTCAAACAACTCGGAGACTTGCTTCATGGATTGGAGCAAACTAAAAAGTTTGACGAAATCATGGATATGCTCGATAATAGAGAACCTGGATCTAACGGTATGTTTGGTTCCTTTTTTAATGATGATGACGAATGAAGTTTTACACTAATGTTCAGTTAATTGGTAATCAATTTTTGGTCCGTGGAGTTGAGAATGGTAATAGATTTGAGTTTAGGGATGAGTTCTTCCCTACTCTTTATGTAAAATCAAAGAAGAAAACCAAGTATAGAACATTAAGTGGAGACAATGTAGATGAAGTGCATCCTGGCACTGTCAGAGATTGTCGCGACTTCTATAAAAAGTATGATGAGGTTGATGGATTTGAGATCTATGGAAATGATCGATACATCTATCAATACATTTCAGAGAAGTATCCTGAAAATGAAATCAAGTTTGATATTAGTCAGATTAAACTGGTAACTCTTGATATTGAGACCACTGCTGAATATGGATTTCCTGATGTTGAATCTGCTCAGGAAGAAATCCTTGCGATTACTATTCAGGACTATACTACCAAGAAAATTATTACTTGGGGTGTAAAACCTTTTGCAAACAAGCAGGAAAATGTAACCTATCATCATTGTCACACCGAACATGAACTTCTGAATCACTTCATCAATTACTGGATGCAGGATGTTCCTGATGTGGTGACTGGTTGGAACATTCAGATGTTCGATATTCCATACATCTGCAAGCGTCTCAATAGGGTGCTTGGAGAGAAGTTGATGAAGCGTTTTTCCAACTGGGGTCTTGTGACCGAAGGAGAGATTTATGTTCAGGGTAGAAAGCAAATTGTCTTTGATGTTGGTGGATTGACTCAACTGGATTACTTAGACCTGTACAAGAAGTTTACATACAAGGCACAAGAATCATATCGACTGGACTACATAGCTGAGGTGGAGTTAGGTCAAAAGAAACTAGATCACTCTGAGTTTGATACCTTTAAAGATTTCTATACCAAGGGTTGGCAGAAGTTTATTGAATATAACATCGTTGACGTAGAACTTGTTGACCGTTTGGAAGACAAGATGAAACTGATTGAACTTGCATTGACTATGGCCTATGATGCTAAAGTCAACTATGCAGATGTGTTCTATCAAGTTCGTATGTGGGACAATATCATCTACAATTATCTGAAGAAAAGAGATATTGT